GAAGACTTTGCATATTTCCCCATTTTGGATTATGGAGATCTTTATAGCTCTCTAGATCCCTATTTCTAGGAGGTCTAGAGTGATCAAATGATGGATTTGATCGGAAAGGTATCTTGAGCAAGTCATACTTGATCAAGTTATAGTAGAAACTTACTTGCGACAACTGTTGCCAATAAATTTCTTCTAGGGTCTTTTCCCTTGTATGAGTTCTCATGTCTAGAACCCATAGCCATCCAGAGTAGCGAATGATTAATTGCTTAACCCATTCCCTACGGACGGGGATGACTCCGTCCTTCTGAAATTCAGTTATCCAGTCTCTTTTCCAGGGCTGGACTTGAATCGTTTCTGAGGTTGATGATGCTTTTTTCATCCCCTTTAGATACTTAAATCCTAGTTCATTGTTTGACCTAGAGCACCATGCTAAGATTCTCATATGACGTCGTGTTATACGATTATCGAAGCTCATTGTTATTCCTGTACCTGGGAGGCCAAACCCCCCTAAGGTTTTCAGGATTCTGGGATCTAATCCTCCCAGTTTTTGCCACTGTTCAAGTTGGCGAGAAATCATGAGGTTGAAAACCCTCTCGTACCCCTCTATCGTTATATATAACTGTAGAGCATCTAAACCATTTCGATGGTAATTCTCAGATAATATCTGAGATCGGATACTGCCAGCTCTGTCGATCCATGATGTTTCGCTTTTCTGGCGTTCAGTGACTAATTGTCTTACCTTGCAATAGTTGACTGGTATCAACCTTCTTTCGCGAGGCTTATAGAGCGCGAAGCGCTCTGCAATCAGACATCCACTGTCACTTATCATGTCGGACTTTCTATTATAGGTCATATTAAAATAGGATTCAAATGCTTTTCGAACCCTTCTGATATGACTAATAGAAATGGAGACTCCCAAATGGTCGTCTCCTATCCCGTAGTAGATTGTAGGACTTTGATTGGTGCGGAATTTCGGTTCCTCACCAACTTTATATTGATAGTTATATGCTACCGATTTAAATTGTCCCTCTATCATTTTATTTCTGTTCCTGATGATTTCCTCATCGGAGACAAAATTAATGTTGGCACTACCTTCACGAATGCTATAGATGAACAGAACAGGTTCTATTCCTATATAGTTCTTCGGTGGTTTGTCACCAGCTCCTCTAGCACGTTTATATTCGAATTTCCCTGATTCGACTTCACGTTGCCATTTCCACCGGTCGTGGTGGAATTTACCTCCTTTTACCTTCTTTCGACATTGTTTGTCGATTTTGCAAGGAAGGCCATACTCTCCAATCTGGGTATCCAGGTTATTGAGTGTAACTTCAAAGTCTAACTTTAAAGCAATGGAGTTGCGGAATCTATCCCGCCAGAGTTCTTGATCTCTTTGCCATGCTGTGATCCCTTCTTTGTTTTCACCGCCATGGTATCTTGGTGTTTTTCCCCAATAGGAATCTTGTGCTTCACCTGAGTCCATAAGACCCAGTATGAGGTACCCGGTTTTATCACCTTCAATTGCTCTTCTTACCAATTGAATTTCCCATTGTTCTTCCACCAAAGGAGTATCATTTGCTTTATCAAAGCAAAATGTATATGTTGCAGTCTGCATCGCGCCCATGATTGGGAACGATAGTGGATTGCCCATAGGTTGTCCTTTATACATGATGAATCCATTGTTTGGGTCATCAAGATAATCGGCAATTAATTGCATCTTCGCTTTACTCATCGGAAGTTTTCTGATGGCTATCGGAACCTCACAGACCCGGTTATGAACCAGGGTGTGGGAAAGCGCGCTACGCTGTTGTTGCGTAAAGGATTTGGATGTATCTAAGATTTTATTTAGAAGAGCTAAGCTCGTTCTTGGAATAAAATGATCGGTACATGCGACAAAATCCCCTGAATGGAAGAAGACC